AAAATAATATTATCTTTTTGTTCTAATTGAAGTTTTAATTCATTTGTTTCTTCTTCTACTATTTCATGTAACGTTTCTTCAAGTTTCATGTAATATTCGTGTATTTCTGATGCCTTTTTTGTTTGCGCTTTTAAACATAATGATTTGAAACATTTAATGGTTAACATTATAGTTTGTTTGTTTTGTCCGCCATTTTGTTTAACACCACATTCTGCAAGCGCCTTCTTTTCAGAGAAAGCGCTTTTATAATCAGTATCTATTTTAAAATTCTTTTCAAGTATTTCTTTTGCCCTAACTTTTTGACTAAATCCTAGCCATTTCCATATATCATCAAGATCTACTACAAAGTCAATATTTTTGTCATAATTTAAATAACAATAAAAACTACTAACAAATATTTGCTGTTCAAAACTTGAAAAATTGTCTTTAATTTTATTCAATAATTTATTATTATATGTATTTGAAAGCTTAGTAATAGGATTCTTTTCAATAAGTTCAATAATGTTTAACTCTTGCATCTTATTATACTATCTATTATAAGATAGTCTTTAAGTAGTTTCAAGCGTTTTTATATTTTGAAACCGCTTTTTATGAAAAAGGTTGTTTACTCTATATAGTAAGCAAAATTTCTACCATTTATTGGCTTTTTTGACATTAATTTTGGGTCCAGCGTTACGTTTTTTGCTCTTATTTGGGTCATATTGTTCTTCATCATCGTCATCTTTCATAGTTTTTGATAATTCCCAGAATTCTTTAGACCCTAATCTGAAGTCACCATGGTTATCTGCTTTGTACCAGAAGACTTGATCGTGTAATTTATTAGATTTAGAGTTGTTGTTAATTACCAAGCACTCATAATTTTCAGTACATTGATCCATGACCTGACAAAAGCTCTCAAAAGTAGGGAACATTCCTGCATAATTTTCATAGATGCGTTTTCTATTTGCGATATAATTTTCTCTCAAAATGAAGACGTAATCAATGTTAGTTCTTAGCGTCGGAGGGATACCTAAAGGATATTGCATTGTGATGATCAAAATGACCTTCCAATGTCTCCCGTTCATAAAGAGAAGTCGCATCATCTTATCACGAGACCATGTGTTGTCATAAAGGCAGTCATCCAATATGACAAAAGTGCGCGGATCAATACTAGAACGTTTATATGTTTCCATTTCTTTTTTAATTTGCTTCAGTACGTTACGTTGTCTTTTCAAAATATTTTCAATAATCGCGGTATTGTATTCCGTATGTATAAACAATTTTGGAACCATTTTGCCGTAAAATCCGTTACCTTCTTCAGTGCCAGATATAACAGTACCAATTGGAATATCTTGATGATAATAAAGTAAATCTCTTACTAAAAAAGATTTGCCTGTATCACGTTTACCAATTAGAACAACAACAGGACCTTTACTTTCATTTGGCTTAAAACTTATACTTTTCATATCAAACTTTTTTAACTCTAATGTCATATGTTATTTTATAATAATTATATTTTATTTCTTTTTACAAAAGTTACGCAAATAAATCTTATTTATATAAACTTTATAATAAGTTAAAAACAAGGATAATTTATATATTATTTAGCTAAAGAATGATAAATGTTAATTATCAAAAAAAGAAGAACATTGAACTTTTTAAAAGTTTAGAAGATAGTGAATCTCTCTTTATTTCTAACGCTCAAAATTATATACCAATTTATAATAAATTCTTCTCATTAAATGAAACAAATTATAATGGAATAAATTTAAATAATAAATGGCAGATTTCAAGTGTAAAAGAACAATTGGATGATGATATTCATCTTTATAATTGTAGAATTAAAAATATTACAAATAATAAAGTAAAAGACAAAGAATTGTTTTTTAAAATGGCGCCATTATTAGATCCATATAAGTATTTAATTGGTAAGTATAATCTAACAGATGAGAGATTATTTGCATTGCCAAAAATAAACTCAACAAATCTAGAATGTCATGAAAAGGTTTTAGATACTAACAATTCGGCTTACGTAGATGGTATGTTTTTGTATTTATCAAGTCAACTAATTTATACGCATAATTTTAATCACGGGGTAGAATATTATGGCTCTTTTTTAGGAATAAAAAATAATTTTACCATAAATGTTTTTGATGATATAGACTATTTAAACAACTCTGACTTTTTTAATAAAAACAAAAATGATTTATTTAAAATAGATAGTTACGAACATTTATTTCAAAATGAAAAAGAAAAGTTGAAACCAATCAAAATAGATCACAATACTAGTGCTAGTTCTGAATTATCTATACAATCTTTTAATAATGAAATATTTGAAGGAATTTTTGATGACAAAACATTAACTTTAAATAAATTAAAAAATTCATCACTTGATTTGGAAGATATAACAAATACTAACGCACTATCTAATACAATAGTAGGACATGTTACATTAAAATCTAATTCAACATGTTCTTCTAGATCATCATACACAGTTAATGATAATGAAGAACAAATTGATGGCGATGATGAAGCAAATGATGACGATGATGACGATGTTGAAACTGGATCTGACGAAGACTCAAATGAAGAATCTGAGGAAGAAGAAACTATTAATGTTACTATACCAAAATTTCCCGTTCAAGTAATTGGTATGGAATTATGTGAAGATACATTTGATAATTTAATTATAGAAGAAAAGTTAACATCAAATGAATGGTATTCTGCATTTATGCAAATTATTATGATTTTAATAACTTATCAAAAAGCATTCAACTTTACACATAATGACTTGCATACAAATAACGTAATGTATAATTCAACTGATAAAAAATTTATTTACTATTGTTATAAAAAAAAATATTATAAAGTACCAACATTTGGACGTATTTTTAAAATTATTGACTTTGGAAGAAGTATATTTAAATTTGATAGTAAACTGTTTTGTAGTGATAGTTTTCAAGTTGGAGGTGATGCAGCAACACAGTATAACACAGAACCATATTTGAACGAACAAAAACCACGTTTAGAACCTAACTATAGTTTTGATTTATGTCGGTTAGCTTGTTCTATATATGATTATATTATAGAGGATAATGAAGAAACAAAAGATTTAGCAAGTTGTAAAGATCCTATTAAACGCCTTATTATTGAATGGTGTTTAGATGATAAAGGAATTAACATGTTATATAAAAATAATGGCTCAGATAGGTATCCTGACTTTAAATTGTATAAAATGATTGCACGTTGCGTCCATAATCACACACCACAAGCTCAACTAGAACGACCTGAATTCAAAGCATTTTTGTATTCTGGAGTTGTAACTACTACTGACATTATAAATATAGATAGCATTCCTGTATGTATTTAGATAATTAAATAATTTACAAGTATATTCATAATATATTTTATACTTTTATATTATGAACTCATTTGGTTTTATTATTACAAGACATGTTAATTCAGAACAAACGAACAAATATTGGAATCACTCAGTTAAATTACTAAGAACTTTTTATCCTTATAGAAAAATTATCATTATTGATGATAATAGTAGACAAGATTATGTAAAGGCTGATTTTGATTACAAAAATATTCAAATTATACAATCAGAATTTCCAGGTAGAGGTGAATTATTACCCTACTATTATTATATTAAAAATAAATTTTTTGACAATGCTGTAATTATTCATGACAGTGTATTTTTTCATTCCAGGTTCAATTTTGATTTATTAAAAAATGTTGATGTAATACCATTATGGTTTTTTTACTCAGATAAAGAAAATATTGACAATACTTTAAAAATAGCAAGCAATTTGAAAAATAACTATACAATAAAAGAACAATTAAATAATGACAAAATTATTTTAATGCCAAAAAATAAATGGTATGGATGTTTCGGAGTACAATCTTATATTAATCACGATTTTTTATTAAAAATAGAAAATAAATATCAGATTACAAATTTAATTTCAGTTGTAACATGTAGAGATGATAGATGTTGTTTAGAAAGAGTTATGGGTTGTATATTTTTTTCAGAAAATCCATCTATTTCCAAAATGAAATCACTATTTGGTAATATTATGACGTATCAAAGGTGGGGTTATAATTTTGATGAATATATTTCTAGCTTAAAAAAAGGCACTACTAAGAAACGTGTAATAAAAGTATGGACTGGACGTTAATATAAATTTAAAAACCAGGATTATCGGTAAATACTGGTGTTACATGACTACCTCCTTTATGCATAATAGGATTTACTTGTTTTATCAAAAAATGTGATAATACTACACTAAAATATACTAATAATGCATCTCTTATTAATAATTTTATAGGTTTACTTTCTTTTTCTATATAACGCATTTCAAAAAATTTTACAATTAAAAATACAATTGATATTATTGCTGCAATAATAAATATATTATCCATTTAATATATTTATTAAATATTCTTATTCTTTTTTTAACGCAAATTAATCTAAAATCTCAATATCGTCAATTAATAAATCAGGAAGGAGCTCAATTTGAGGTTCTTCAATATTATGTACGTCTAATGGATCTAAACTAAATACTTGGTCGGATATATTTAGTTTTACATTGTCGTCGTCATCTTCTTCTGCTTTTCTTTGTTGATTTCTAATTTGACTAATTTGTTCTAATGTTTCAATATCTTTTGGAGCTACAACAGAAGCAATATTTCCATCAGTAGATTTTACAAAATCTACATCATTAAAACTTAAATGATTGCCTACATTTTGTGAAATAGGATTATTTATATTTTCTTTTGAATCCGTTATAGGTTGTTTAATAGGCTCATTAATTATTTCTTCTTTTACTTCTTCTATAACATCTTCTTCAACGGTTTCATCCATATATGCTTTCAGAATGGTTTCAACAGGAATGCTTTCTCTCAATGTATTTAAAATACACTCTTGTATAATAATTTCTAATTCACGATGATTTTTTTGTATTTGTAATGGTTGTATTCCAATTTCAAACAAATACACATTTTTGTATACTTTACGAGCAACATTTATATAAGTTTTATGAATAAAATCATCTAGTTTAGGAATATTTATATCAATCTTTTTTTGTTTTTGTCCTACTCGCATAGATGTCAAAATCTTTAACTGAATAATATGTACGCATGTTACTAAATCTTCTAAATAGTTGCAACCAGATTTATCGCATATGCGTTTTCTCTCAGTTTCAATAATTTGAGAATTCCATTTTGGAATACGTGAAATCAAATTCTGAAATGTCATTAAATATTTATCATTTTCATTGTTTTCCTTGCAAAGTTTCAAAGATTCATCTAAAATAGATTTATAACCGTCAATAATTAGAGGTGTCATAATAGTTACTAATCTTGATCCCCATTCATTTTTTGATTCATGAAGCGCACTTACATTAAAATCGTCCATTATTACTAAATAATCTTTTTAAAATTACTATTTTTAAACTTATTTTTATACAATATATATATGTCTATATTTCCATTAATCGGTAAAAATGTTTTAGTTATTTATGGAAACCAAAAGGATCATTATAATAAGTTAAGTGTAGCAAGCGGTATACTACTTTCAATCAATGCATTAACCAATGAAAAAAAAGAAGCAAAACCAGAAGTTACATTACAATCATCAAATGGTAAGTTAAAAATTGATGGGGTTCTTTTGGTTACACTGTATTCAAAAAAATTACAAGAACAGGAAAAAGAACAGACGCCTTCATCAGACACTTCTCAAAATCATTCAGCAATTAATTTGACAGTAGATAATATACAGGTTTATTTAAAAAGTAAACACGCATCAAACCATATAAATGTTTATCAATTTTCAAAACAACAAGATGACAATTGGAAAACTAATGAATTTATAGTGCGTGGTAAATATTTTAAACTACTAAAAATAGAAGTAATTAATATGAAAGCAACATTTCAGTTGTTATATTGGGACACTGAAAAAGCTAAATCTAATTCAAAAAAAGAAACTACAACAGTTGACGGTATATTTGCTTTATATAACCCTAGAGATTTGATTGCTAAATCAGGTGGTAAATTATTTAAAAATAAGTATATAAAAACAAAAAAACGTTTTAAAAAAACTAGAAAAATCAGAAAAACAAGAAGACAACATCGCAAATAATTACATATTACATAAAACTAATATTTTCTAAAGATAATTCTGTGTCTAAAAAAACAAAATTAAGTATAAATAACATTAGTAATTTTTCATTCCTAAACTCTTTTCTTACACGATGAAAACATAATAATAATTCATATCTTTTCTCATTAGTAATTAAGTTTTCTAGAATTTTTTGATTTTCTAATGTATGTATAATATCTAAAGCACTATAAGATTTCTCATACAATTTACTACATAAACTTATTAATTCATCTAAATTGTATTTTTTATTATTTGAGTATTTTATCAATTCTTTTTTAAGCCAGTCAAAATGATGTGTCTTTATATCTTTCATATTAAAAACTTTATTTAAATTATATTTATATAAATTAACTATACTACCATTTACAAGAGGTTCTGGAACATAAATTTCACAGAATCGCGATAAAATTGGTTTCATTAAATTATATTTATCTTCTGCAACAATAAAAAAACGTGTATTATGACTAAATAATTCAATACATCTACGTAACGCGGATTGAGCGTCCATAGTTAACTTATCTGCATTTAATAAAACAATGCTTTTAAAAATGTTTCCACAGTTTGAATAAATATGGGTTTTCGCAAAAAATTTTAACTCATCTCTTATAAATTTAATACCTTTCCCATGAGAACAATTTACATACATCACAAAAGATTTAATTGTTTCACGATCATTATTATAAATTTTATAAATAAAATCATTAATAATTGTTCTTTTTCCACTTCCAGATGGACCATGGAATAATATATTAGGAATTTTATGCAACTCATAAAAATAATTTAATTTATCTTTTATATTTTGATGAATAGGTAATGACATTTATTTACTATATTAAAATACAAAGTGTTTTTATATTTTAATATAACGTAATTATTTACACCGCGCTATTTAAGGATTGAGTATAAGGATTATTTCTGAAAGCATTAAGAATATCTGGTTGTATGCGATCACAACCAGCTGTTTCATTATAATATTGTGATGAATTTATAGCACCATATGTTTGTATGGATGGTGGCAAACTTGTTAAATTTGAATAAGCGGGATTACATCTTCCGTCGTAACGATCAGCATCACTTTTAATAGTACTTAAATGCATTTGTTGGTTGAATATTTGTGTTCCACCTTGATTTGATCTATTCATAATAGTTTGCGACTTTATATCATTGTTATGTTGTTTATAAGCTGCACTATAATTCATATTACCGTAACCAGTTGCAGATCCACCAGCTGCTGTATAATATTGACAACTACTAGTATCACGTTGTGTAGAGTCGGGTGACGTATAATTGTTTACATACATACTTTCTTTTTGGTTATTTACGTTAAAAGTAGGAGCGTATAAAGTTGTTTCTTTATTAGTAGTAATTGGAGCATCTAAAGGATTATACACATAACTTTGAGGAACAAGTGATGACGCTTCACCATAAACACGTAAATTATGAATTGTTTCATCTTTACGGGTAGGTCTAAAGGCATCCATAATAGGTGCAATAACGGCACCTATAGCACTAGTAAACCCACTCCTTAATGTTTCTGGTTGTTTCATAGTTGATCTATGATTTTGATAATTAGTAAAACTTTTTAAATTTGCGTCTAAATTATTTGATGGACCTTTACCCATTGCAGAAGCTGCATTTACATAATTACATGGCAATTGTTCGCGTCTACTAGGTTCAAAATTTTCTGGAGCATGACCTGCTTTAATATCTACTGAACCTGCAGGACCCATGTATTCAGTTGGAATATCATTACGTCTTAAAACACCCATCTCTTGAATAGGTCTTAATGTTTCGCCTTTTTCAGCACCAGTTGTTGTCAACCAACGATCTTGTGAATTAATATAAAAGGTATCAGGACGTTGTTTTTCAACACGACCTAGCATTTCAGTAGTAGGCGCTGTTTTAATAAATGAATAAGCAGGTCCTTCATGATTTACTAACTCATATTCTAATTTTGGATTTGTATCTACTCTTAATTCGTCAATCGTTTTTGGTAACCACTTGTCACGGGCTTCCATGCCAGAGTTAAAACCATTACTGCCATCAATTCCATAACCTTGGTCTAACCCTGGACCAACCATTATGCTATCAAATGGCTTATTATTATTATTTTTCATTCCTGGATTGACTCTTGATTGATAAAAATCGCTTTGATTTGGCATTCCATAAGCCCATTGCATATTCTGTTCTGGTTTGAATAAAGGCGCTTGTTCTATTTTTTTTATAGTTTGAGAACCAGAACCAATCATATTATCAAGAACAGTTTCAGTAATATTTACATCATATGTACGACCTTTTATTTTTCCACCATAAAATGGCATCATATTATTATGTTTAAATTGTTCGGAATCTAAATAATTACCTGTCATTGAATAAATCTGTTGAGGATTTTTCCCTACAGACTCATGGTTTCTAACTTTTTGTTGATACAAATTTTGGTTAAAATACTTATCAGTTGCTGTATTTGGATTTGGATATTTTTGCAAAGTATCTGTTAATTCATTGATATTGCTGACTGGATAGTTTTGTGGGGGAATATTTGTGTTAGGTAAATAATTATTAGTTTTAGTAGCTAAATTACTTCTGATACCCATATTTGTAAAATTTTCTGGCATTTGTTGTCTTTTAGACATTCTAATTTCTTTATCAACACAACTCTCATTTTTTTGATTTGAAACTACATACATACCACCTAATGCTATTAAAGGAATTGCTATTTCCATATTATAATATATATATAAATTATTATATTTTACCAAATATAATAATCTTAAATAATGCTATAAATTTTTAATTTTATTAATTTACAATGTTTGACATGAATTTGATTTTTGGCATGTGGTTTGTAAACTACCTTTAATAATACCAGAATAGACAGGTAACTCTGAATAATTATTTATATCATTTAAAAAACAATCTCTTTTTGGTGTAAAATAATCCTTTTCTAAAATTCGTGTACTCAAATTATTTTGAAATGGTAAACAAGTATTTACTTGAGGATTCAAAGGAGGATAACCCCAATCTACTTGCTCTAGATCACGATACTGCCAAGCAGGATGAGTTGCACGAGACTGATCGGTAAATAAATTATTACATGATGGATATTTGATTGCTTCATTTGGAACATTGTAATTTATATAATTGTCTTTTCCTAAACAATCTCTGTTATTTATTTCTCTATTAACACCTTTAAGCTCGCTTTCTAAATTAATTGTATTTGTTCTTAAATTTGCCCCCCACTTTTGTATAATTATTTGTGGGTCTTCTATATAACAAAAGTCTAAATTATTACCAGGAACATTTAATATCCATCTACCAGGATCTGTAGATTGTTGCAAAGATTTTTTTGTTCTAGAATCATCATAATTAAATCTGGTAAATGCCATTTATATATACTTTTAAAAAAATATACTTTTGAAAAAGTATAACAAAATAATTTAAACATATAAATATAATAATAAAATGTATAAAATAATGCGTATAACACTAAATAGAAGTTTAACTACCGGAAAAATTTTTATAAAGAATAAAGACTTACCTATTTGTTCGAACTGTTTACATTTTATAGAAGATACAAATAATTATCCGTACGATCCATTACCAAGTGACGAAAAATATGGTAAATGTAAAAAATTTGGTGTTGTAAATTTGGTTACTGGTGTCATTGAATATGATTTGGCTAGAAATTGTAGATTAAAAAATGAGAAATGTGGTAGTTTAGGTACAGAATATACAAAAAAAATATAATAAGTATATCAAAAATTTTTATTAAATAATATAGTTTTACTTTTTATAATTTAAAAAATTTTTATATACTTAAATAATGGAATTAGTTTTAAATAGTACTACTATAAAACCTACTCTATGTTTAAATATGATTGTTAAAAATGAGAGCAAAATCATTACTAGATTATTTGATTCTATAGTATCAATTATTGACTGTTATTGTATTTGTGATACTGGTTCTACAGATAATACTAAAGAATTAATCTCTCAATACTTTGAAGCAAAGGGTATACCAGGTAAAATAGTAGAAGAACCTTTCAAAAACTTTTGTCATAATAGAAATTTTGCATTACAGTCTTGCTTAGGTATGTCTGATTATATTCTTCTTATGGACGCTGACATGATGCTTCAAATCACAAATTTCAATAAACAACTTTTATCTAATGCTGCTAGTTTTTCAATTCTGCAAGGTAATGATTCGTTTTATTATGAAAATATGAGAATAGTTAAAAATAATGGTCTCTATAAGTACGTTGGTGTAACACATGAATACATTGATACGCCATCAAATAATACTATATATAATTTCAAAAAAGATCAAATATTCATTATAGATCTAGGGGATGGTGGATCAAAGCAAGATAAATTTGAAAGAGATATTGGATTATTATTAAATGGTATAAAAGAGGAACCAAATAATGTCAGATACTATTTTTATTTAGCTAACAGTTATCATGACTGTGGCAGATTCGGTGAAGCTATTTGTATTTATAAAAAACGAATTGAATTAGGAGGATGGAGAGAAGAAGTATGGTACAGTTATTATAGAATAGGATTATGTTTTAAAAATATGAGTAAAATGGATGATGCTATTCGCTATTGGTTAGATGGTTATAATTATTACCCTGATCGTCTAGAAGGTTTATATGAGATTATTCACTATTATAGAATAGCATCTAAACATCAACTAGGCAGCATGATTTACCAACAAGCCAGACAAATACTTGACTTAAATAAAAATATAGATAGCTATTTATTTTTACATAATGATGTTTATACTAGTAAAATATATTATGAATATACTGTTTTTGCTGCTTATGTAGGGGTAAATAATATTAATTATGAAGTAGTTAAAGTTTTGAATAATTCTAATGATGGAAATGAAGTAAATAATATGTTAAACAATATGAAGTTTTATAAAGATCTTCTAACTCCTATAACAAAAATAATACTTGATAATAATATTACGTCTAATATTAATAATGAACTTACAAGCTTGACTTCATCTTCTAGTTGCTTAATTCCAAATAGTAGTGGCGGCGGTTATCATCTAAATATTCGCTATGTGAACTATTATGTTACAGAAAATGGTGGTTATTTAAATTGTGACAAATATATTATAAGTGTTAATAAATATATAGAGTTTGATAAAGATATGAATGTTTTATGTGAAAAATGGCAAGAATTAGTTTTTAATGACAGAAGATATATTGGCATAGAAGATGTCAAAATTTTCACTGATATTAAAACAAATCAATTATTGTTTATCGGTACTGGGTTTCATAAGAATAATAAAATAGGAATAGTTACAGGAAATTATGATACAGAAAAATGTGTAATGAATTATAATGAAATAATTCCTAATTTCAATGATTCTTATTGTGAAAAAAATTGGGTATTTGTAGATTATAAAAATGAAACTCATGTGGTATACGATTGGTGTCCTATGAGAATATGTAAAATAAATTATAGTATGAATGATTTATCTGTTGTAGAAACCAAACCCATGCCAAAAATTTTTTCTAGAATTAGAGGTTCATCTTGTGGATTTAAGTATTCTAAAAAAATAGATGTGAATAACAATGGTAATATTAGTATTGATATAATAGAAGATGAAATATGGTTTGTTACACATATTGTATCTTATGAAGATCCTCGTCATTATTATCATTTAATAGTAGTCTTTGATTCAAATATGAATCTTTTGCGATATTCAGCACCATTTAAATTTGAAGGCGACCCAATTGAATATTGTCTTAGTATTTTAGTGGAGGATGAACGAGTTTTAATTAATTATAGTACATGGGATAGAACAAGTAGAATAGGAGTTTACGATAAAAAATATATAGATTCTATTGTAAAATATACGTAGACTTACTTTTACTAGTATAACAAATCTTTATTTTCATAATATTTTATATTTTCTCTGTTATTTTCTAATAGAGAATGTATTATCTCTTGTCCTAATGTTGAATTCTTATACAAATTAAATATATCTATTACTTCTTTTAACAACAATTTGTTATTATGGTAATAATCTACAATAATATTTTGCTGTATAAATAAATACGTAGAATTATGTGTATAATTTGCAACAAAATAAGGAGCACAATAAGATAAAATATGAAATGCTTCTCTCGTTTTATTTGAATCAATACATTTTTGAACTCCATTAATAATTAATTCTATATTATGAACCGGTGATATATAATTTGATACTATTCCTTGATAGTCACCATAAAATAGATCAAACAAATCTGGATTCTCTCTTTGGACCATTGTCATAACTGCTTCATCTATTTGATACCAATTTTCTGCATATATTTGCGCGGTTTTATTTTTAAATAGTTCAGAATATTTCTGCATAGATTGAATTGAACCAGAAAATAATCCTCCAGCCATGTTATGGTATATTATCTCAAAATGCACTTTGGGATCAACATTTTCAACATAAGGATTTATGCATAATTGTCTTATTTTATCTGGCACTTTATCTATCCATTCATAAATACGTTCTGTACTTTGTGCTACATGATTAATTCCAAAATCCATCCAAATTAAATGAGTACTGTTAAACGGATTGAATTTAATTGTTTTATCTATACAATCAAATTTATTATTATTTAAAACAATATAAAGAGGGGTTTCATGTTCTATTTCACCGTTTCTAATAAAAAAAGTTTTCTGTAACTCTTCAATACGTGACAAATCTTTATAAAAATATGTTTTTTTAAAATCTTGCATATAAATATATGTTTTATCAGCTAAACCTATATCTTTCCTAAAATCATAAATAGCATTGTATGTTTCTTCATTTTCATCAATAAAGAACGCAATAGGAAATGGTAGTTTCAACAAAAATTGTTTAGAAAAGTCTATATAACTTTCTATTTTTCGGTTTCTCTCTATTTGGATTGATTCCATACTTCTTATATCGTATAACATCGTAACAATGGTTGGATATTTTGATTCATCATTGCTATTTATTTTGAACGTACTTATAATATCATCATTTGTTGTTTCAATAATATAAGCCTTACTATCATTTATACCAATACTTATAAAAATACGATCATTGTATTTACACAACGAACAATTGAATTCTATATAAGAATTTTTAAAAAAAACGAATTCTTCTGATATAATTATATTTTTGGTTCTAGTATGAAATAATAACCATCTATGAATTGTTTTTTCTTTATTTATATGAATTAAGAATAGTCTCTCAAACTCATTTAATTCTATTCCATTTGTAGAACCATGATATCCTTTTAATTGGTCTTTTAATATTTCATGCAACTCTATTTCTTCAAAATCATTCGTTTCTATATTTTTTATTATAAATGGGTTAAGACTATATATGACTTTGTTTGATTCATTTGTATCTTTATAAGGCATCCAATTTTTTTCTATTTTATCGTTTGGTTTGCAAGAAACAAAGTTAGATATTATATTGCCGTTTAATTCTGCTCTGTAAATAGAGGGTAATCCTGTTTCATTTAACTCTGGTACATTTACTAATATTGTATTTCTATCAATGAATCTAATATCTTCTAATCCAGTCCAATATGTTGGAAACACTGACAAGTTATAATTATTTTCTATAATTTTATACTCAAATGATTCTAAATCCAATTTAGAATTATCACTTATTTTACCTCTTAAAATATAATAAATAGAATTTGATTTATTTTCATACATTGTGTATTCTTTAAGAGAGAATTTCTTATAATTAATACACCTTGCGAGAATAATAGTGTCGCCATTTTCATCTATATACATAGATGGGTTCATTTCAGAATAGCAATTAAAGTCATTGTATTTATCTTTAAAACAAATTGGTGGTGTAATAATTGGTATAATATCTTTTTTTGGAAATATTATCATTATAATTAAATAATTATAATAATATTTAAATAATAATTATTTTTAATGATTTTAATCATTTTTAATGATTTTAATGATTTTTAATTGCTATACATAGGTATTAATTCTCCATACATAGTACTATTATTATTTGTAACTTTTAAAATTGCACTGTTAAAAAAACCACTACCATTTTGTAATGTTGTATTTATATACAAGTTTCTTAAATTTATGCCTGATAAACTACCAAATGTACTACCAATTGTAGCTGATCCTGATGAAGGACCTTCAATAAAAACTATTGCTTCACAACCCGAAGGCAAACTTGTAGAAACTGTGTAAACGGTGTTACCTCCAGCTAATGATACAGAATAATATGCAATTGATGAGCTTTGGGATGGTATTGTTAATGTTGATGTTGATGAATTGTATGTAGCTGGAATAATATTTGTATTTACACTATTAGACCCTGTAGGCCCTGTGAGACCACTTGGTGAACCAGCAGGGCCTGTAGGTCCTTTACAACTTCGTCCTGTAGCTCCTGTAGGTCCTTCAGAACCAGTATTACCCATAGGTCCTATAGCTGCAGGTCCTGCAGGACCTTGAGGACCTACTGGACCTTGACCTCTAAAGTCGCAACAACGTTGCGCACCTAAATATTGACTATAGTTTGAAAAATTTCTTGACATTTATACTATATTAAATTAAAATAATATAATTTTGCCAAAATGTTTTTTATAAACCTTGCACGTTCATTGCCATTGTATAAAAAATAGGCGTAATTATATTTTTTATTTTTTACAAAAATATAATTTATTTGTTATATTTTTGTTACCATATATGGTTACAACCGTAACTAAGCAGATGGTAGCGCGCTTAAGCAGAGTTTTATGCTTCCCAAACTAGCAACATCATACTTAACAACAAGCGGCAAATCATTTTCCAAGTAGACTTCAATTTGTTGACATAAATTCGTACATTTTATAAAATATCCTAAATTTTTAAGAGAAAATTCACCCTGAATTATTTTAGATGAATCCTGCTTCAAAATGAAGCCCATGCTGCCGTCAGATTCAGCACGATGAATTTCGGCAGAAGCAAATTGACCGGAACATTTAAATATGAGTTCATTGCCAACAGACTTAATTTCCAATTTATCGGAAATACAAGAGAGATCACGAATAATCTTTTGAAAATCGGCTGAAGGAAGATTAATAATAGATGAGAATTTCACATCAGGGTACTGTAACTCTTCTGGCTCGGGTTCAATTAATCGTAGCTTCTGTGTCTTACATTGCTTGATCTCTCCATTCTCAAACTTCAAGGCTAAATGAGAAACGATTCCATCCACATAATCGGCATTCTC